GCGCTACGCTTATCAGGTCTACAAGCGGACCACAATACCGACGAAAGAGCGGGATAAAACTTTACTGTCCTGACTCATTAGTCACATCCTTGCTAACTAAAAAACGGGCGGTAATACCACCGCCCGCTTGCTGAATTAACGTCCTGCTTTCAGCTTCTGATAATACTCTTCATAAATGCTGCTGGCTGCGCCAACGTCATTCTGCCATTCGCCATTTTTAATGGTTTCAGCATCCGGGTAGAGCGTCTTATCGTTCGCCACTTCTGGACTTAACAGCTTACGCGCCGCAAGGTTTGGCGTAGGATAACCGATAGTTTCAGCAACCTGTTTTGCCACATCCGGGCGCAGCAGGAAGTTGATCAATTTCAGCGCGCCTTCTTTGTTTTTGGCATTTGCCGGGATCGCCAGGCTGTCCATCCAGAATATGCCGCCTTCTTTCGGCCACACCACGTCAATAGGCGTACCCGCCTGGCGTGCAACGAAAGCAGAACCGTTCCAGATCATGCCGAGGTTAACTTCGCCTTCCATGTACGGGTTAGCCGGGTTATCGGAGTTAAACGCTGCGACGTTTGGCATCAGTTTTTTCAGCTCGTTATATGCAGCTTCAATCTCTTTCGGATCGGTGGTGTTACCGGAGTAGCCCAGCTTACGCAGCGCCATCTGGAACACTTCACGGGCATCGTCGGTCAACAGCAGGCTGCCTTTGTACTCTGGCTTCCACAGATCGGCCCAGCTGGTGACAGATTTTGGATCCACCGCATCACCGTTAACACCAATCGCCGTCGCACCCCAGATATACGGAATGGAGTAATCGTTATTCGGGTCAAACGGCTTATTGAGCATGTCTGGATCGAGATTGCTGAAGTTCGTTAACTTCGACTTGTCGATCTTCTGGATCATCCCTTCTTTACGCATTTTATCGACGTAATAGGTTGAAGGAACCACCAGGTCATAGGCACCGTCTTTGTACGTTTTCAGCTTGGCATACATGGTTTCGTTCGACTCGTAAGTCGAATAGATAACCTTAATACCGGTTTCTTTGGTGAACTGTTCAAGCAGTCCTGGCGGCACGTACTCGGTCCAGTTGTAGAAATACAGCGTGTTGTTGTCATCGGCGTGAGCGGCGCTCATGCCCAGTGCCAGAGCACCCGCCGCGAGCAGGTGGCGTGACCATTTTTTCATTTAACGTCCCCTGTGTTACCTTTCGTTTTATCACGAGCAATAAGCTGGCTGGCAATAACCATCACCAGCGACAGCACCAGTAATATGGTTGCCAGCGCGTTAACTTCCGGCGATACGCCGACTTTGACCATCGAATAAATTTTTAACGGCAGAATTTCATAACTCGGCCCGGTGACGAACGAAGAAACCACCACATCGTCCATCGACAGGGTAAAGCTTAACACCCAGCCCGCCGCCACCGCTGGCATTGCCAGTGGCAGAATGATTTTTCGCAGAATGGTAAATTCGCTGGCACCGAGATCTTTCGCCGCTTCCAGCATTCGCACGTCAAAACCTTTCAGGCGCGAATACACCGTCACCACCACAAATGGCAGGCAGAAGGTGATATGCGAGAACAGCAGCGACCAGAAGCCAAGCTGAATACCCAGCAGCATAAACAGCACCAGCAGCGAAATTGCCATCACGATATCTGGTGACATCATTACCACAAACAGCATTCCGCTAACGAACGGCTTACCACGAAAGCGATAACGGTACAGTGCAACTGCCGTCAGTGAACCGATAAGCGTAGCAAACGTCGCCGAAAACACCGCCATTGTTAGTGAATGCTGCGCTGCCTGTAACAGGCTGTCGTTGTTCATCAGCAAGCTATACCATTTAGTGGTAAAACCCTGCCAGTTGATGCCAAAGCGCGAGCTGTTAAAGGAGTTCACAATCAAAATAATGATTGGGATATACAGGTACGCGTAGATAGCGGTCATAAAACCGCCGCGAAGCAGTCGACCGATCATTCGAGTTCCACCTTTTTATTCATAAGGCGGGACACTTTCAGGATTTTGAATTTATTCAATTTTTTCCTTTCTCCAAAATCTCTCCAAAACTTTTCCCCAAAACAGGACCACGCATTTTACAGCATTTTTATACATGGGTGAGCTTACTAGGACAGAAAAGTATTCCAGTTTGTTTACCCATATCGCTTTCCGAATGAGATTTTTGATGTGATTTCTTCGTGTTGAAAAACCACATAATGTGGTATTAGAATTAGCTATCAAGATTCACTTTGAATCCGTTTTGAATCCCATTGAACTCAGGAGTGACTATGAAGCGTAAAAGTGTGGCTTTGTTACAAGCCATTGGCTCGGTTATAGCCCTGAGCCCGACGGTCGTTTCAGCAAATGGTATGCCAGCGAATCCAGTTTCCGCTTTGCGTCAGGATGCTGCGGCTATCAGAGGCGATTTCCAAAAAGCAATGGTATCCGTTAACGTTGAAAAGCTGAACAATGCCAGATCAAAAAGAAAGTGAGAACACCAAACTCACTTGTGAAGAACAAAAGGATAATGAACTGGTTTCTCGAGTAATCGAAAATCCAGAGGTCTTAAACAGGGTTTTGGATAGTCCGCAGGTGCGGGCTATTGTTTGCCAGCATTTTCAGGGGCCTGTTCCGCCACCTTCAATGCTTAAAAAGTATGATCAACTGGTGCCAGGGCTTGCAAATCGACTTGTTGAGTTGACCGAAAAAGAGCAGGCTCATCGCCATAAAACAGTGGCTGATAGCATTGATATTGCCAGAGATGGTCAAACAAAGGCTTTTTGGTTGGCAATATTGATCATCTTAGCTGCCACTGTCTTTGGCGTCATGGGGGAGACAGTTCTTGCCGGAACTCTCGTTTCAATAGATCTTGTTGCATTGGTTACGGCATTTATTGTTGGAAAACATTATTCTAAGCAGGAACCTGATCAAGATTAGTCTCCGAACCCCGGTTGATGCCGGGGTTTTTACACTAGCAAAGTAATATCAACATTTTTCAGCTGTATTTATTTCGTCAAACAACCAATTTAACCCATTCCTGACCACGAGTATCGTTATAACGATCGGTGGTTGCCTGGACTTTATGTCCCAGTAATGTTTTTGTATCGATACCCTGTGCACGGTACAGCCGTTCTGATAGAGAACGTTGTTCATGAAATGTTGGCGGAGTTTTTCCTGCTGGTGGAATTATTCCAGCCAGCTCCCGCGCTTTGGCAAAGTAATCGCTCAGGTTGTCTTTACTCATTGGTTTTGGTTGTTTTTGGTGCCGACTATGAATCAGGTATGGACTCAATATTCTGTCCCTGCATCCATCAATCACTTCTTTTAGCGATATCCCAATGGCATCACAGCGTAGCGTCAGCGGTAACGCCAGACGCATTCCAGTTTTTCCCTGGGTAATATGCAGGTGTTCGTTCCACACATCTGAAAAACGCATATGGCAAATGTCATCACGGCGCTGACCAGTAACAATCGCAAGAAGCATTGCGTTACGGATAAAGTGTTTTTCAGGCGTTGCGTTGTAAATTTTTTGCCAGTCTTCCAGGGTGAGTCTGGCTCTGGTTACTTTAGGGATCGGTTTACGGGTAGCCTCCGGAGGATTCCATCCAGGAGGAACTTCCCCTGCATGCTGTGCTTCTTTATAAATATCAACCCATAATCCACGATTTACTCTCGCTGTGCTGACCATGTCTTTATCCAGCCACTCATCCAGTATTAATGCAAAGTCTCTTACTTCCAGTTCTTTCAATGGGTGGTTTCCCAGACGGGAAACCAGGTATGCAGCCATTCGAGTTTTTTCTTTGTGAGTTGTAGCTGCAATATCTCCATTTTTCAGTCGCGTGTCCTGTATTTTCAGATATCGATCAACCCATGCCTTTAATCTGATACCCCGACGTTTTGTTGCTGATGGACTTTCATCAATTTTGCGCATGAAATATTCGGCTTCTGCTGCAGCTATTCGCTGATTGGCTGTGGAAGCGATTCTTTCAGCTTTGCCTTTGTCTGTTCCGAGTCCGTGAAATTTTCCAGTCACAGGGTTTTTATACTGGTAGTAAACTCTGCCAGTTCTGCGATCAAACTTTTCGTAAAGACCGGCTACGTCAGTGCTGTTTTTTCGTGGCCTCGGTGACATGAGTTAAAATCTCCTTCAGTGCATCATCATCGCCAGTATGAATTTCCGGCGCAATTCCCGTTTCACCAGGTCCAACAAATACTGCCCGGCGATCTATCAGCCAACGTCCACGAATTTTTTGTGGTCTTGGTACGATGTATCCAAGTTTTCCGTATTTCACCAGGGTAGTGTTTGTTATTGGGAGACTGAACCGTTTGGGTTTCCACTCATCGAGCGTTATCAGGTACTGTTCGCTCATGGTTATCACTCCGGAACGCGCCAGTTGCAGAATACCAACTACAACTGGCGACGGTTGAACATTAAAAATCAGCCTGATTCGGGATCAGTTTTTGTATCGTGGCTGTAACGTATTTCGCCTGGTGACGGGCATCATCCAGCGCATGGTGGCGCACGCCTTCAAATAGAATAACTGTTCTGGCATCGAAGCCGATAGTTTTTCCCAGTTCAACGATTGTACGTACATCGCGATCGTTGTAGTAACGCCACGGGCAGGGGATGTTCAGGCGTTCGTACGAGGTTCGTAAAATAGTGTTGTCGAAAGTTGCACCATTGCCCCATACCTGAACGAATTCTTCATCCGAGTACTCATTGATGAATTCCCGAAATTGAATAAGAGCGTCAACCAGTTTTACCTGATCAACTAAAATTGCAGATCTGGCTTCGCTGGACTGAGCAAGCCACCATTCGATGGTGGAACCATCAGGAACAGCACCCGTGTCCATAGCGTCAACCAGGCTGATAACGATATAAAATGTTGGCCCGATTTCCCCGGTCTGCGGATCGAAGAACACAGCACCAATAACCACGATGGGGGCATTACTTTTTTTACCCATCGTTTCAAGGTCGATCATCAGGTGGTACCACACTCTGCTGGTGGATGTGATAACGTGATGACCGTTCACCGCAATTAAGGGATCTGCCGTCTCGCCAGTTTCGCTATCGCTGGCGTGGTCCTGATAGCTGCCAGCATTCTCCTTGTGTGGATGTTCAGCGCCTTCCATTTCCTCCGGATCTTTTTCCTGAGATTCATCCAGATTTTCTTCATTAAAGGTTTCCTGATACGTTGCGTCGCCCATCACCGCACCACAATCAGGGCAGTTGCCGCCGCTGGTCTGACCGCAGGCGGTGCAGGCTTTTTCCGGCTCCTGTTGCGCATTTGGGCTGTTTTGTTCCGCTTTCTGGTCGTTCTGTTCCGTTTCTTTCTGGTTCTGATTCACTGAATCGCGGGTTTCAATCCCCTTCACCCATTTCGGATCATTCGGGTCGCTAATCCCTGCAACAAATTCACCACGTGATACAGCAAGCAACTTATTGGCGTCAGGCTGGCTGATATTGGCTGCCTGCATAATTTTGTTTACTTCGTCAGCGGTAACTTTTACCGGCTCTGGTTGTGCGATCGTGTCAGATGCACCAGTATTTTGTTGTGAACCTGAGTATGTGCCGTTTTTGCGGGCAAAATATTCTTCTTTCGTGATTTCAGTAGCCCCTGCAGCCAGCGCCTTATTCAGACCAGAAAGTTTGTTTGCACGACCATATTTTTCGCCATCCTTATCGGTGAAAAGGAAGTAGAACGGCCCCTCACGCTCTACAGATGGTTCAGTTTCCAGCGTGCTTTCATTTTTTTGGGTATCAGATACTTCAGTTTCCACTGCATCAGTTTGTGCTGCTGACGGCTGGAGAATATCAGCAGTGTTCTGGTCTGTTTCTTCATCCTCAAACACGCCCTTTGTCGCCAGGTATTCAGTGATGTATTTGTTCAGTGCCACGGGATCTTTGTGAATGTCGATCGGACGCTCACGGACAAGGCCAAAAATAGTCTGACGGTCGTAGCGGACGGCATCGGGTTGTTTGCGCATTGATGCGGAAATGCGCTTCCAGTCTTCGCGATCTTTGTCGATAACTTCATTTTTTGCCCAGCGATGGATGCTGCCGTCAATGTTTCCGGCATTAATATCGCCAGGCCACAGAGCGTAGGCCAGTTCTTCATCCAGCGTTTTCCATGTCTGCTTGTATTCGCGACGAATGGCGGCAGTGGCGGGGTTGATTTTTCCTGCTGAGTTTTCAGTGTGCTGCCGGTTGACTCTGGCGCGGGCAAGATCAACAACAGACGTGTATTTCCCGGTTTCTTTGCGTTCGGCTTCGCGACGTTTTTTCCAGGTGCGTAATTCTGTCTGGATCTCAGGCCATTTTGCACCCGGCTTACATTTATGTTTAACCCACCCGATGGCGAACAGCTTTAGTTCTGAATACATGACGTTAACTTCAGGCATTTTCATCAATGCCTCAACGATATGCCCGTCGAATGTTGCCATGTCCTCCTGCAACAATTCCTGTGCACTAATCACCATATCAACGGTGATGTTTTCACATGTACCGAACTTAACCAGGACCGCGTTCTGTACTTCAAGGGACAGCTTGTCAAAATTGACGTTCATCGGATCGGATTCTGGTTCGATCGGGACAAAAGAGGCTGACTCTTCATCCCAGCGGTTTTCCAGCATATATTCGGTATCCCAGGAGTCGATGGCAGGGCGGGGCATGCCGGGTTTATCCTCGCAAACAAGAAATTTATAAGCGCAGTCCTGAGCAGCCGGATATTGCTCCAGGAATTGCCAGGTAAATTTGGCACGGGCGCGGCGTTCGTCGCCGGCTTCAATGGCAGTGGCTACAGCGACTGCACCTTCTTCCTTTATTGCCTGTTCGTCCGGAATGGCGGCGCAAATAAAGACTTTACTCATTTTGTTTTAACCTCATTACAGATTTAAGGGTGAACAAATCCCTGCCATTGCTGGCATATAAAAATGAAACCGGATATTAATTACGGTGCTGTTTTAAGTCCTGCCGGGATTTCGTTATTGTCCATGCGAATAACTTTATCAACCGGATAACAGTTGCCGGGAATTTTCTGTTCCGCTGCGGCAGCCATGCATTCTTTCATTGAGTCATGTATACCAATAACAAGATCGACTGGTTCGCCTGTATTAAGAAAAACTGTCAGAACGAGTGCAAATGCTGTATTCATTGTCAGCGTCCTTTTTGCATCAGGCGTAAACGGGCCAGCATTGAAACAATGCATATTTGATTTAATAGCTCCCGTTCGTGTTTTCTCTTATTAATGGCATCTTCAGTAAATACAGGGTTACTGATTCTGACACCAATTTCAAAACAACCTTCAGACGTATTGACGTTTGGTAATAACGTTTCCATTATCGCGTCCTCAACAATGAATTTTGTGATGCGGTGCCTGGTGCCTCCAGGTGACGTTAACTAGTTAACAATTAACGCCGGATACAGAGAACCCACCCATAAGAACCAATACGGAAGTCAACTGGCCTTTTTAACTGTTCCGCGTGCGCTGAGCCGCATTCACCGCATCACAAAATTCACTTTAAAAAGGACGGACATCAGCCAGCAATGAAAAGGTAATCAACATGGGTTGTTGCAGCGGGGTTGTCACTCAGGCGTATGGTCAACCTGACAACCCGGTGTCCTCAACAGGGGGAAGGAATAACCCCGCCATACGTACCGCCGCGCCATTTCGCGGAGTGCCACAACCGGAAGCGCACGGTCGAATTAAATTTAACGACACCGTACAGTGAGACGAACTTCGCCGTGCGCTTTCGCGTTATGCCCTGACTTTTCAGGGATATATCCTTTCAGTAAACTGTCAGTGCCGGATTCTTATCCGTGTCCGGCGCACGACCACATGTGGCAGCATGTTGGTCTCCATTTTTAACCCAGAACCTCAATGGAGGATAAAATGTCAGACAAGTTAATTAACCCATTTACCTATCCATCTGTTGCAGCTTTGAACTTAACAGTTGAGTTAATTCGGGCTGGCAAAATGTCATCCCCTTCAGAGGCGGCTAATTCAGTTATTACAATTCGCAATATATTAAAAGAAGAAAAACAAGCCGCTATGGAGAAGACTGATAAAGAGCAATAAAGGCTTCTCTGATTTCTTGAGCCAGTTTTTTAGCTGGATCTACCTTTTCTGTCTCCCCGTTCAAAATGAGAGATTTCAGTGTTTCTGCGGCGATTTTCTGAGTGTCTGGAGGTAAATCTTTAAATTCCATCTTTAACCCCGTTAGTCGATAGATTTTGTCGAACTGGAAAGCGCCTGTTTAAACTCACTGAAGCTGAGAGCCTCTTCGCCTTCGGCAAGGCCTTCGAAGTACTCTTCGTAAGCCTTTTTCATGATTGTGTCGAAATCCATATCACTCACCTGAGTTTCTTTCCAGCCAGCGACGGGCACCATTTTCGGTTTTAAACGTTTTGCTTTTGGTATACGTCATCGCGGTGAATGTGCCGTCCTGGTTGGGAAACACGCCGTACACCAGAGATTCGTTGTTGCCAAGATCGATAGTATCCATGTTGACCTCATTTCCCCTTAACGCCGGGGTAGCGGAACAAAAACCTGCTGCATAGTTATTAAAGTTGAACCCTGCCGTCATGTTCTTACGCCTCGGGCTGGCTACTTAACCCCTGACCACTGCCTGGTAACTCGAAGTATTGCCCTGCATTCTGTGGGGCGGGGTGGGTGGCAGGTATATAATGTACTTTGCGTTCATTGTTGTAAAGTACTTTTAGTACATTTTGTGTGTAAAAAAATGAGATGGGATAAAGTGAAGCACAAACCCGGAGGAAGGCGCTACCGGATTTATGCTGGTTTAAGAGGCTTTTTGTTTTTTCTTTCGTGCTAACTCTTCGTAAATTGCATTGTACTTCTGTTTTTTCTCTTCAAGAGTTTTTAAAAGTTCATCTGTCTCACTGTCAGGGAGCTCGTCCAGAAGGTCAATGATGATTTTTTGTCTTGGATTTAACTCCTGATAGAAACGTACCTGTCCACTTTCTTCTGTATCCTCTCCCAAAAGATAGGTTGGTGTTGTTCCTATTAGTGTTGCTAATTCCCTTAATTTCTCCCGGCGAGGAATTGTTTCGCCATTAAACCATTTGCTAACCGCTTTTGGTGTTAATTTCATTCGACGGGCAATTTCTGCCTGCCTTCCATGTTGTTCATAACCAGCGTTTTCACAGGCTAGCGCAAGCCTACTGGCGAACTCTTTACGCGCTTTATCTTCATGAACCATAAGTTCAATGATATTCGCTCTTGAATGTACTGTCAGTTCTGTTATAGCATGTACTCAAAGTTCACATTGTGAGGGTGATATGAACCAGAAAACACTTGAAGATGTAATCAAAACTGTTCGCGTTGCTGTTGTGGCCGACGTTTGTGGTGTCAGCCAAAGAGCAATCTATAAATGGATGGATAACGGAAAATTGCCTCGCACAGAATATACCGGCGAAACAAATTACGCTGAAAAAATCGCTCTTGCATCAAACGGATTATTTTCTGCCGATGCAATTTTAACTATTGGCAGGAATAAAACTACTACGAAAAAGCTGATGGGAGTTGATTCATGAAAATCAAGCATGAACACATCCGCATGGCGATGAATGCCTGGGCGCGTCCTGATGGCGAAAAAGTTCCGGCAGCTGGAATAACCCAGGCTTATTTTGAGTTGGGTATGACGTTTCCTGAACTGTACGACGACAGCCATCCGGAAGCCCTGGCTCGCAATACCCAGAAAATTTTCCGCTGGATAGAGAAAGACACCCCTGATGCAGTTGAAAAAATTCAGGCGTTGTTACCAGCGATCGAAAAGGCAATGCCACCTTTGCTGGTGGCCAGAATGCGCAGCCACAGTTCAGCTTATTTTCGGGAGCTGGTGGAGACGCGGGAGCGACTGGTGAGAGACGCTGATGATTTTGTCGCAGTGGCAATCGCCGGTTTCAATCAGATGAACCGTGGTGGCCCGGAAGGAAATGCTGTGGCAGTACATTGACTGACAATAGTCATATCGAATCGCTTCCGGCAACTCGTGAGTAAAAAGATTCGGTATCAGAAGAGGTGAGTATGGCTAACGCCTGGCTCAGATTATGGCATGACATGCCAAATGACCCTAAGTGGCGAACAATTGCCAGGGTGTCAGGGCAGCCAATTGCAACAGTGATGGCAGTGTATATCCACCTCCTGGTGAGCGCGTCACGAAATGTCACGCGAGGTCACATTGATGTCACGACAGAAGATTTGGCAAGTGCGCTCGACGTGACAGAAGAGGTAATTGATTCAATTTTGCAGACGATGCAGGGGCGGGTACTTGATGGTGATTTAATCACTGGATGGGAAAAACGCCAGGTGCTTAAAGAGGACAACGGCAATATTTCGCAAACCGCAAAATCTCCTGCAGAGCGCAAGAGGGCGCAGCGAGAGAGGGAAAGAAAGCGGGAACAAAATGGCGATTGTCACGGCGCGTCACGAAATGTCACGCACATGTCACGACGAGTCACGACAGATAAAGATACAGATAAAGATACAGATCAAGAAGATCAAAACACTATGGTCCATGGCGTAAAAAACGCCACGAACCAGGCAGGGGATGTTCAGACCGTCAATCTTGGTCAGCCAGCAGGCACGACACCGGAAGCCGATTCAGCGTATGCGCTGAAAGCCGATTCGGGCGCTGTGCAGCAGGTGATGACCGCAAGGCCGGAGCAATCACACCAACTGCAGCAGCCTGAAGCCGATTCCGCCATTCAGCGGGAAGCCGATCGGGTAGTCCCGGAAAACACCGGGCAGTCTGTGGGACGAGTGGATTATCCGGATGTGTTCGAACAGGTCTGGCGGGAGTACCCGTTGCGTGCCGGAGCAAACCCGAAGAAATCCGCTTTCAGTGCCTGGAAGGCCAGATTACGCGAGGGGGTGCCACCAGAGGCCATGCTGGATGGCGTGAGGCGTTACGCAAGATACTTGGTGGCTACCGGGAAAACGGGAACGGAATTTGTTCAGCGAGCGACGACGTTTTTTGGACCGGACCGGAATTTTGAGAACCCCTGGTTGCTCCCGGTAAGCGGCACGAACAACCAGCGTTGTGTGAATCATATTTCTGAACCGGATAACGAAATTCCGCCGGGCTTCAGGGGGTAAGTGTTAATTTCTGGTCATGAGGTAATTTTCAGGAGGGCTTGTGGCAAAAGTTTTTACACAAGAAGAGCGGGAAAAAATTAAAGGGCAGGTTCTTGAACTCGTACGCCAGAGTGGGCGCGAGACGTTACGACAACTGGAAGCTAAAACTGGGGCAACAAGATATCTGATGAGCGTTCTGGCCAGAGAGCTGGTTGCCAGTGGCGATGTATACAACTCTGGTTACGGGTTATTCCCGTCTGAACAGGCGCGTAAGGACTGGCAAAATGCCCGTAAAAAGCTCTCAAGGGCAAAGCTGAAGAAACCATCTGCGGTTGATCCGGACCTTATCTGGTCATTACCTGATGGAGAAATACGTCGTTACGACAGGCGTCATAATATGATTTGTACTGAGTGTCGTAAAAGCGAAGTTATGCAGCGCATATTGTCGTTTTATCAGGGGGATGTTCGGTATTTATTGAAGTGACGAGATTAAAGTGCATTAGTTCAGATGCAAATTGACATTTTGTGGCACAGGGTAGAGCTAGCGTGGTTGTCCGCTTTGTGCCAACAGCGGACATTATGGAAGGTCAGAGTTAAAGATTAAAATGGGATGCTGTGTGTTTTCTCCAGGTTTTGCTCTATACCTTTCGGGATACTCCACCGACAGAATACGAAAATCAACATTATCAACGGCTCGAAGTGTCTAGATTATCCATGGCAATTCATGGGAAATCCCATCCAACGGCTTATGCTTCATGTTGCTTTTTGAGATCGCTTCTAGCATAGCTCCACTCAATAATGTTGTCGGGTCGTTGCTGATCGAAAAGGATACGGGATTCAATACCATTACCTAAAAAGCTGGTATTCCCATCTACGTAAGAAGCTATCCCTTGTGAACCAACACGAAGAATATTTTCTAATGGCTGCTTTGTTCTTGCTGCATCGCTAAGGAGATATAAACCCGGGTACGTTTTGTTAGCACGGTGAAAAAAAAGTTCATTGTCAAAACACATGACGATGATTATTTGTCCCGACATGAGATCGGAGAGCATTTCAGTTGGCAGATGCAAACTCATAAATGGTCGAGACAAAGGGTCAAAGAATGAATCATTTATATTCACAACAGGGCTTTTTATACCGAGACTATCCATCCATCCATTGAAGGCAACAAAGCCCATTTCAGAATCACGGTACATACCTAAGAACAAACATTCATCAATAGTATCAATTGCCCAATTTTTTCCTCCGCGAATAATCTCCCACATTTTAACTAAGCGGTGGGTATAAAATTCAGACGGATGATCTATCTCATTGATTTTAACTTTAGACTGATGAAAGTTGTCAAAGCCCTCGCCAGTATTAATCGCCTCCAGAACATTCATGCCACGAATGATTTGCCTTTTTATGCGATTAAATTGCTTAACATCATTGTCAGGCATATTGTTAATGAAGTTTTCTTCAAAGTGCGGACATTCTGAGATAACAGAAAATTCAGCAGCTTCATAAAGCTCATTATTCTTTTCACCTGTTTTAACTTCCACGAGCTGGAAGCCATCCAGTAGATTAAAGGTGACTAAATCTCCCACATGAACAAATGTGCTCATGTCAGAGACAATCGCTACGGAGTGTTTGTCCTGGTTGATAAGATCGGCTGCGACCATAGAATCAATTATGTTATCTTCTGATAGATTGTCATTGCTTGCATTAATAGGTAAACGCCGCAAACTAGAGTGTTCTTCATCAAGAATGCTCCAAATTATTGAGTCAATACAACGGCGAAGAATAAGAATTTCAAATTTTTTTAAACTTATTTCATCAATACACTTTTCTTTATTTTCTTTATCCTTGTTTCGATGGTGCTCTTTTTTTTCAGTTTCCAATCTTTTTATATCTCTCAGCCGAATAATAATCTCAAAAGATATGATTTTTTGTGAGTCTTTCCAATTTTTGAGACAGGTTTCATATTCTGCAAGAAAATCCTCATCATTGGAAGGTAGTTCTTGAATTGGATTCCCTCCCCTTATCATTTTGGCAAGTGCATGCATTAAAGATACATAATGAGGTGATAAAATTGTCCAAAACTTCCTAAACGGTTTGTACTTTTCAAGAAAAGTTGACTCATCAGTATAATTCATCATAACCAAACCTCATTCCTCTTATCTATTTTCCTCAAGGTATAAAATACCAGCCTTTTTTACATAATTATAGTTATAATATGAAGTCTCATTCAGATATCTTCATACTGTACGTAAGAAATATTTGAGCCTCTGACACCATAATCTTCTAAACTGCCTGATTTTTTCTCACCTCTATATAAAGCAATTATCCATCGAGCATTTTCTTGGATACTTTTATTTATTTCAGTAAAGTATTCACCGTCAACTTCGGCGAGCGAGTGGCCTAAAACGATGACCTCGTCCACATTTTTAAGCGATGAGAAAAAAACGTTTTCTTCTTTAATTATGTCTTCGCTGGGCTTGAATGTATTACCGAAGTATTCGTTTATTCTGTCGTATGCCTCTGCTATTCTTGTATCTTGATCCGGTCCTATATATGGATTTAGTGACTTTTCCACCCTAAAACTATGACCAAGTATGAGATCGTCATCGTAACTACAATTGCCGTGAATATGTATGATTTGCTCGTCTGGAACGGCATAGATCTGCTGCAAGGTATTTGTATAATTAAATGAAAAATAGATGCTTTCTCTTGGTATGGGCGGGATGTATTGCTTAGGATTGTAAGCATCGGCTATGTTAATCCCTTTAACCCAATCAGCGAATTGCTCCTTCAAACGAGCTGACAGCATTTGTGTGATTTTATTTACTTCATATTGGTAATCGTGATGATAAGCATCGCTCCAATCATCGGTATTGTATGAAGCCAAAAATATCTCACTGTTTTGAAGGATAAGCTCATAATCAATTTCACCTAAAGCATTTTCTAACTCATTCCACTCGTCCCCAGCAGGAATGTATTCTTCTATCGCGTCATATAGATCTTGGTCATTTTTTTCTACATACGACTTAAAGTGCTTGTATCCTGTTGGTAAGCCATGACGCATGTCAAATCCATTTCCTATTATGTAAAGCCTCATTGTTTTTCCCTTAGTCGAATTGTATAAAAATACTAACATGGCCTGCTCCACGTTGACTACTATCCCCTCCTTTGAGTAATGCCTTCATCAGATGTAACAACATTTCCGAGCTTCCACAGTTCGCTCAAAGCGGACTAGAAGGTTAGCTTGCGTCGGACTTGGCGTATTTAAAGAAGTGCTGGTGGAGACTGGTTGTTGTGTTCCATTTCTACAGAACAAAATCACAGAAACTATACCCAATAGTTATATTGAATCAATGATGAGACAGCCTCATATTTATCAGGACTGGTGTACGTCCAATACAGGAGGTTGTCGTGCTGGTTCTCAAATATGCGCTAGCTATTGCGGCTGTAATGGCAATTTATTGTCTTGCTGTTGTTCTTACGGATCGCCTTTCTGATTGATTTTATATTGGCGAGGTGACGTGAGTTAAGTAGAATTGCTGCGGGTGATTGAGGCTATCTGCCTCAGGCATGAACACCAAAGGCAGATAGAGAAAAGCCCCAGTTAACATTACGCGTCCTGCAAGACGCTTAACATTAATCTGAGGCTCAATCTATGAACGGCAAATCTAGGTTAGCCTCTTACGTGCCGAAAGGCAAGGAGAAGCAGGCTATGAAGCAGCAAAAGGCGATGTTAATCGCCCTGATCGTCATCTGTTTAACCGTCATTGTGACGGCACTGGTAACGAGGAAAGACCTCTGCGAGGTACGAATCCGAACCGGCCAGACGGAGGTCGCTGTCTTCACAGCTTACGAACCTGAGGAGTAAGAGACCTGGCGGGGGAGAAATCCCTCGCCACCTCTGATGTGTCAGGCATCCTCAACGCACCCGCACTTAACCCGCTTCGGCGTTTTTTCCGTTGATTAACTCTAGTTATTAGAGAACCGAACTTTTATTGATGGGGCAGGGAGATGAAGAAACTTGTTTTAGTCGCAGGTGTAATGATTGCAACAGTAATGTTGGGAGGGTGTGCAGCAAAGGTCGATCCAGCGTTGAAAGCAGAAGCAATGAAGCCACTAACATGTAATGATGAAAAGCAATGTGACTTTTATTGGAAACGAGCGCAATTCTGGTTGGCTAATAATTCCTCATGGAAAATTCAAACGGCGACAGACACGCTAATTTCCACTTATAATCCCTCTCCAAATAGTCCATTCCTCGCTTATCAAGTGAGTAAAATGCCAAATGAAGATGGATCCTCAAGAATTTTCATCAAGCCTTTTTGCGATAATATGTTTGGCTGTCAACCAAACCCCTATCAGGCAGTTGTTTCCTTTAAAAATTTCGTTAAAACAGGGCAGTAGTGTATAGCTTGGCGATAAATTATTAGTGAAAACGCCGTAAACCCTCACCCAATGTGGACTAAGCCTATCAAACATGACTGTGATGATTAGTCCGTAGTTGTTGCCTATGAAATCTGGATTGAGTCAGGGTTTAATCCAATAATTATTCTATCGTTCCTTTACAAGTCCGGTATATTACTTTCAGTTTGTTTTAGCATACCCGCTTCGGCGGGTTTTGTTTTTTCCTGGCATTCTGGTTTACAATTCGCACGCCAGCCTGAACAACTGGCACCTGCTGCGCCAGCAGAGACAACCGATGGCGCACGATACCAAATTACACAATTCTTATGATTCTGCCGTCTTTGCCAGCAGGCACGGGCGGCGTTCCCGCACTTTCAAATCTGACTGGTTCCAGCATGACCCATGCACTGAAGAACAGGCCGAGTGGCTAATTCAGTGCTACCGCAGACACGGATACGAGATTAAGAAAGCCCTCAGCCTCGATTATCGTCACTGGATAATCTACGTCAGACTCCCTTATTCCGAACGCCCACCGCGTCCGTCCCGCACATTCCAGCAACGCATCTGGAGGTAACGTGCGGGTATTACTTCGACCTGTTCTGGTACCGGAACTCGGGCTGGTGATCGTTAAGCCGGGCCGTGAATCCATGCCGGTATTCCACAATACCCGGGTACTGGTGGAGCCGGAACCGAAAAGCATGCGTAATCTGCCGTCCGGGGTCGTTCCTGCCGTTCGCCAGCCGCTGGCGGAGGATAAATCATTACTGCCATTTTTCAGCGACGAACGAGTGATTCGTGCTGCTGGTGGCGCTGGCGCATTGTCTGACTGGTTACTGCGCCATGTTAAATCCTGCCAGTGGCCACACGGCGATTATCACCACAGTGAAACCGTCATTCACCGTTATGGTACCGGCGCAATGGTGTTGTGCTGGCACTGCGACAACCAGCTGCGTGACCAGACATCCGAATCACTCGAGCAACTTGCTCATCAAAACCTGTCAGCATGGATGATTGACGTCATCGGTCACGCAATAAGCGGTACGCAGGAGCGTGAATTATCTCTGGCTGAATTATCCTGGTGGGCGGTCTGCAATCAGGTAGCGGACGCACTACCGGAGGCTGTATTACGCCGCTCACTGGGATTACCGGCGGAGAAAATCCGCTCGCTTTACCGCGAGAGCGACATCATACCGGGAGAACAGACAGCCACCAGCATACTGAAGCAGCGCACAAAAAATTTTGCGCTGTTGCCTCACGCCCACCAGCAACAGAACCCACCACAGGAAAAGACGGTGGTCAGCATTGCCGTTGATCCTGAGTCTCCGGAATCTTTCATGAAACGACCTAAACGTCGCCGCTGGGTTAACGAGAAATACACACGCTGGGTGAAGACACAGCCGTGTGCGTGTTGTGGTAAGCCAGCCGACGATCCCCATCACCTGATTGGTCACGGTCAGGGAGGGATGGGAACAAAGGCCCACGATATTTTTACGTTGCCGCTGTGTCGGGAGCATCACAACGAGCTTCATGCGGATCCGCAGGCATTCGAAGAAAAGCATGGTTCTCAGGTTGATTTAATTTTTCGTTTTCTTGATCACGCCTTTGCAACAGGCGTACTCGGATAAAAGAGGTTACTGATGGGGATAGAATTTGTTTTGCCTTACCCGCCAACGGTGAACACCTACTGGCGACGTCGTGGCAGCACATATTTTGTATCAAAAGCCGGTGAGCGTTATCGCCGTGATGTGGCGCTTATTGTTCGCCAGCAGCGACTGAAATTAAACCTGTCCGGAAGGCTGGCAATAAAAATTATTGCAGAGCCACCGGATAAGCGCCGCCGCGACCTGGACAATATCCTGAAGGCACCACTGGATGCGCTGACGCATGCCGGACTACTTATAGACGACGAGCAGTTTGATGAAATCAATATTGTGCGCGGACTGCCTGTTCCTGGTGGGCGGTTGGGCGTGAAGATTTACGAAATTACAGGTGATAACGATGGTGCGTGATATTCAGCAGGTTATGGAGCGGTGGGGAGCATGGGCTGCGAACAATCACGAAGATGTGTCATGGGCGTCAATCGCTGCTGGTTTTAAAGGATTAATCCCGCCGAAAGTGAAATCACGCCCTCAGTGTTCTGATGATGATGCAATGATAATTTGTGGCTGTATGGCCCGGTTGAACAAGAAAAATCAGGATTTGCACGATTTGTTGGTGGATTATTACGTAGGTGGAATGACTTTTATGGGGTTGGCACGAAAGCATGGGTGTTCGGATACCTGTATTGGCAAGCGCCTGCAGAAAGCGGAAGGGGTTATTGATGGCATGTTGATGATGCTTGATATCCGACTGGAGATGGACAGATACGTAGAACGAATCATGTAGGAGCTTGACCAGACACATTGTCCGGGGCTATATTCCTCACGCGCCAGCAAAATCTGGCGTCGGGATTGGCGTCCCGGATGAAAAAGGCGACAACAGATGCGCCAGCGTCTTTTTTATTGTCGTTTGCACTGTCACATCTCAATGGTGGGCTGTGTGGGGGCGGAGCGATCCGCGCCGGTTCCTTTTTCCCGGTTACGCCAACCCTGCACAGTTCACCACCATACTGATTGGCGTCAGCAGTGGTGATGATTCACATAGAAAAAGGATCATCCTATGGCTATTCAAATCTCAGTTGAAACTCTTTCCCCGATCACCCATAACCAAATCCCTGTCATTACTACCGAGCTTTTGGCACAACTTTATGGCACCGAAACTAATAACATCAAAGTGAACTATACACGCAATGCCGAGCGTTTTGTTTGTGGGAAACACTACTTCAAATTGGAAGGGGCTGAGTTGCGGGAATTTAAGAACAAGGTTACTCAAAGTAACTTAGTTGCACCGCGTACAAAGCACCTCATCCTCTGGACAGAACGCGGAGCAGCCCGTCACGCCAAAATGCTGGAAACCGATCAGGCGTGGGAAGTGTTCGAAAAACTGGAAGACTGTTATTTCAGCCAAAAACAACCACCAGCAGCACAAAACACCCCAACCCAAAATGATGGATGCGCATTACTGATCCACTTCGATAAACACGGTCAGGTCGACTTCACGGAAAAACTACCCGCCGATGCGATGGTATGCACTCTGGAACGGTTTTAAAAATTTTCCCCGAACGCTTTACGATCGTAAAAAGTTGAATATCCTGTTAAGAGTGGTTACTACGCCAAACAGCTTAAACCCGCCACTGAGCGGGTTTTTTATGCCTGAAAAACGGTACAGGACGTTAAACGCGCTGGTGGTTGCGAATACTGGTCTTTCGGCTTGTATTTTTGTAAATCGATATATACTTATCTTGTGACCAGTAATGTCAGGGCAATTGATATGAATGAAGCTTGTTCTGTTGTTTTTGTTCATTCCCCGTTTGTTGTGCTCTTTGAAGGAAAAGAGCTCTCTCTGGAAAGTGGTAGTGCACTTCTTGTCAGGGGGGGAGCTGGATCGTTATTGCCCTTTTCGGAATGTTTTCGGCGAATAAGTCTCAGTGAATCGACAATTATCCGTTACCTGTTGTGTGGAGACGAAAAACAGGATGTAGTTTTAGTCCGGCAAATACCACGATATCTTTGCGTGAGTTTTCCCAAGGCAGAATTGATGGGCATCCTGATTGATTATCTTTGTGAGGAAAAGATTCATACGGACAATTTAGCGGAAATGCTTTCCTTTTCGTGTCTGGCGTTTTTCTCATCAGAGAAAATGTTTTCGTCGTTTCTGACCGCGTGTATTGGCAATATTAGTGACAGGCTTAGTGCATTGTTTCGTACGGACATTGCAGCAAACTGGACCCTGAGAGATGTGTCTTCGCGGTTATGTATCAGTGAAAGTTTGTTAAAAAAAAGACTGAAAGAAGAAGGCACCTGTTTCAGTGAGTTGTTGCTTACAGAGAGAATGAGAATGGCAGCAATGCTGTTGAATCAATCTCGTTGCGCCATCAACAGAATCGCTGCTCAGTGCGGCTATAATTTTACATCTTATTTTATCAGCGTATTCAGGAGTTATTTTGGTGTTACACCGGCAGGTTACAGGATGGCTGCATTCAATGAGATGAGTTTAAGTGTTACTCAAGAATAATTGAATTTTGCACTCATTGAAAACAGGCTCGCTGCGGCGGGCCTTTTTTATATCCGCGCCACGTCCGGCGCACATCACATCAGATAACACCACACAAAAGGTATCTGCGGGTGCCTTTGACGGGGTGTTGTTTTTTTACGGGCCGACAGTGGCCCTTTTTTATTTACAGGAGAAAAAGTATGTCTGAACCCTTATCCGGTTCCGGCACGGCTGCGGCGCTCGGCGGGGCGACGGTATTCGGGCTGTTTACCGGAACGGATTTCGGGATTGTGTTTGGCGCATTTGCCGGGGCGCTGTTTGTGGCCACAATGCCGCAGGCACTATCTGCCTGGCGTGTGGCAGCGCATTTTCTGGTGTCGTTTATCGTTGGCGTGCTGGGTGCGCATGTGCTGTCAGCCTGGATTGCATCAAAAACAGGTTATGACGGTACATCGGCGGATGCACTGTGTGCGGTGCTGGTGGCGGTGGTGTCGGTGAAGATTCTCTCGTTCATCCACCAGCAGGATATTGCATCGCTGGTGTCCGGCCTGTTCTCCCGCCTGCGGGGTGGAGGAGGCGGCAATGTTAAGTAACCTTCCCGGATTGCTGAATGTGGCGTTATGCACGGTTATCGTGCTGACGCTCTTTTTTTATCGTCGTCGTGATTCCAGACATAAACCGCTGATGTCATGGCTGGCCTGGTTGCTGATGCTGCTGTATGCCTTTGCGCCCCTCAGCTATCTGTGTGGTCGCCCGTTAGCAACGGGCTGGCTGGAAGTGTTTTTTAACCTGCTGTTCTGCGTGCTGGTGGTTCGTGCTCGTGGGAACGTTTCAAAAATCTTTGTATTACGAAGGCGCTGAGATGAAGTCGAAAGATGAAATTTTTGATGCTGTTCTTGGCAAAGAGGGCGGCTACGTCAACCACCCTGATGATAAAGGTGGTCCGACTAAATGGGGCATTACTGGAAAAGTTGCCCGTGCACACGGTTATCAGGGGGATATTCGTGACCTGACGCGTGGGCAGGCCCTCGAAATTCTTGAAGCGGACTACTGGTACGGGCCACGTTTTCACAAGGTTGCGAGCCTGTCTCCGGAGATCGCTGCTGAATTGTGTGATACCGGCGTAAACATGGGGCCGTCAGTGGCATCCAGAATGCTTCAGCGCTGGCTTAATGTATTTAACCAGAAAGGAGAGTTGTATCCGGACATTGATGCAGATGGTTGTATCGGCCCACGTACCATTAATGCGTTACGCGCCTATTTGTCAAAACGTGGCAGGGATGGTGAGTTGGTGATTCTGACAGCGCTAAACTGTACGCAGGGAGATCGCTACCTTGAACTGGCAGAAAAACGTGAGGCTAATGAATCGTTCGTGTATGGCTGGATGAAAGAGCGCGTGGTGGTGTAGTTGGCATTAATGAGGCCAGTAAATCCAACCTGCGGTTAGCTTGTTATTAGACTTACCGAACAAGAAAAACGACTGGAGAAAGAGTTCGGTTTTTATACCAAACAAAGAGGAGAATATGAATCAGTGAGTACAGAGAAAAATCCTCGGCAGATCGTATAAATCTTCTTTTAAAGCCGTCCGTTATGAAAGGAATAGAAAAGAAAGTAACTGCACGTCTTTATGTGACACGGTCTGCTTTTGCTATTTTTCTTTTGGAGGTTGTTATTTGCGCATCAAGTGCAGATAGAGTTGCCCATCGAGATGGGCAACTTATGATATTATTGTGAGCAATATACCCGAGCTTCCAGCGGAGTATAAATGCCGAAAGTGATAAAACCGAGCAATCCATTTACGAATGTTTGCTGGGTTTCAGTCTTAACAACTTTTTCTGCGCCACCACAAATTTTGGCTGCATCGACAGTTTTCTTCTGACCAATTCCAGAAACGAAGAAATGATGAGTGATGGTTTCCTTCGGTGTTACTGTTGTCGGTTGGTTTTCAACAGTAAACGTCTGTTGAGCACATCCAGAGATAAGCAGGGCCAGCGTGAAAGTGAGTAGCGTTTTTTTCATAGTGTTATTCCCGTTGTGTTTTTAAGGTTGTTGAATCGTATTTGTAGAAATTTAAACAAAACCTAAACAATGAGTTGAAATCTCATATTTTTAATGTTTATTAAAGTATGCCAGATGTGCTGTATTTTCATTGTATTCCCGGATTAACTATGTCCTCAGTACCGACTGGTAACTCCTGTGTGGGAGTGCCGGATAGTGAGGGGGATTAAACCGGGCGATATGGTTTAGCGTGGAAAAAATTGTGTCGTGTTCTGAATGCTTTCGGTAAACAATAATGAGTTGTCAAAGGTATAGTAATACCTTTTGTGTTCATGGACATTTGTAACCCATCGGAAAACTCCAGCCTTAGCCAGATTTTCCCTGTATTCATGAAATGTGATTTCTCTTGATTTCAACTTATGAGAGTAAGTTTCTATAAGTCGCGTGTCTCTGCGAAATTTAACATTCACAACCTCCTCAAGTCCTTTTATTAACACTGCGTTATCATTTTTCAATACAACGTGAATATTACCTGTGGCTAAATAGTAAATGTAATGTGAGACATTGTGACGTTTTAGTTCAGAGTAAAATCGGTCACAGTTTAAATCTTTCCGCACTTGATCAAATATTTCTTTAAAAAGGGCAACCTGAGCCATCAGTATAACCTTGTATATGATATGGGGTGCGTAGTCTGCATGAGAGCTTTTAATACTGCAATCTGGTCAGATGTCTTTATCCTGTGTGGATGATAATTGATCTTACCCAGCAATAGT